AAGAAATAGGAGTAAAGTATGGTTGAAAAATTCAATAAAGAATTAATAATACATTATGGAAGAAACAGATTTACAAACACATACAAAAGAGTAATATCTAAATTAGATAATGGAAAATTTAGTATTGCAACTTATTATCGTGATAAGAAAATAAATAAAATTTTTAAGTCAAGAATTGAATTTACTGAAGAACAAATAGAAGAATTAATAGACGCATACTTGAAAGAATTTAACATTAAGAAAACTGTTGAATATAATTAATGAGGTAATAAATATGATTGAAAAATTTAACAATGAAATGATAATATATTATAAAAACACTAATTATAATAAAATATACAAAAGAGTTATATCTAAATTACCTAATGGAAAATTCAGTGTGTCAACTTATTATAAGAAAAAAGGAATTAACAGAATTTATATTTCAAGAATTAATTTTAATGAAGAACAAATAGAAGAATTAATTAAAGAATATTTATATTTATATAATTGTGAAATAGAAGTTGAATATAATTAATGAGGTGATAACATGACAAATTTATTATTGTTTTTAATATTAATTGTTCTAATTTTCAAATAAATATAAATAATGAGGTGATAAAATGAAAAGGACTTTACTTGACGACTTACTTTATATTTATAACACAATAGATTGTGAAGAAAATTGCAGTATATATTGTCCTAACAGATTAAGATGTGATATACTAAAAAATTTAATTATATCAATAGCTAAACATAGTTAAGAGGTGATAAAATGAAAAGGACTTTACTTGACGACGTATTACAAGTTTATTTTTCAATTGATTGTACACCTGAAACAAATAACTGGTGTTATTCTTGTAGTTGTTGTAGAAATAAACCAATCTGTGATATGATAGAAAATTTTATTAAATCTTTAAGAAAGTTTTATTAAGAGGTGATAATATGAAAGTAAAATTAAATAATGATACTATAGAAAGATTAGTAATACTTTATGATGATAGTGATGAATGTTATTCTTTATATGAAAATGATATTCCTGAATCTATTGAACAAATGAAAGTTGAAAGATATTTATGTGTTAATGAAAAATTAATAATAGTAAAGGTAAAAGGTGTAATAAATGAATAAATATGATTTTAAAGATACTATTAAACGTATAGACAATAATAATTTTAGTAAAGATAAACTTAAAAACAATATTAATGATAATAGTATAAAGTGTTTTAATATTATATATGACGCTTGCAAAGATATTGCTGATAGAAAAACAAATAATGAAGTAAATATGTTGCTTGTTGAAGAGCTTTCAGAACTTATAAAACCTATAATAAAACTCGAAAGATGGAACTGGGCAGATGAATTTTTAAGATGTGAGTATAGCGATATAAGAAACAATATATATGAAGAATTAGCAGATGTTATTATAATGTTATTGCAATTTATTTACAAAAACGATGTTATATATAAAGATTTAGTAGATAAAATAAGTGATAAATTATTAAGATTTTATGATACAAAACCAAATGAAAAATAATATAATAAAATATAAAGAGTTTTTAATAAGGAGTTAGATTATGAATAAAGTAATTTTATGTGGAAATTTAACAAAGGACATGGACGTAAAAATTTACAAAGGAAAAACCAAGAAAGATAATGACACTATAGTAGGTAGATTTACAGTAGCAGTAAACGAGGGTTACGGAGAAAACAAGAAAACAACATTTGTTCCAGTAACAATTTTTAACAAAACAGTAGAAAACCTAGAGGAATACTTAATAAAAGGCACAAAAGTAAACATTTGTGGTAAGCTTGACATTAAGAACGAGGAAACAGAAGACGGATATAAAACCTATGTAAGTGTATTAGCAAATGAAGTACAATTATTAAAAGTTGCAACACCTGAATATCCTGATGAAGATGATGAAAAAGAAAACAATAAAAATAAAAAATACAATAAAGGTGGTAAGAAATAATGCATACAGAAAAAATACAAAATTTAGAATTTGAAATAGAAGAATTAAAGAAATACATTAAAAATAGTAAAAAGGAAATAAAGAAACGTGAAAAAATACTTGCAATGACTATAGATGAAGAAATAGAAGTTGAAATAGAAGCATACAAAGAAGAGATTGAAAGCTATAATGAACAAATAAAATATAAGAAACAATTATTAAGAAACTATAAGAACCTATAAAATAATTATATAGATTGGGTGTTTAAAACAATGGTAGATTTATATTTTAAAATTAAGATGTTAACTATATTATCAATAATATTAATATTTATATTATTTTCTATTATAATGATATTTAAAGATAAATTTAAAAGAAAATAAATATAAATGAAACAATTAACAATAAAACTTATATTATAAAGTATAACAAAAATAAAATTTGTATATGGTTCCACACTCTCTATTATATTAACCATAAGATGTAAAGTAATAAACAAAAGATAATAAAAAGTATGATTTTATGACATAGATATTAATTACCCTTTCACGGTAATTAACAAAAGTTGTAAAGTAATAAACAAATGATATAATTAAGGTCATAAAGTGATAAATAGAGGTTTTTCCTCTCACTTTATTTATAAATATATTTATACAACAAAAGATGTAAAGTAATAATTAAATGGTTTTTCTCATTTATATTACCCCTTTCAATTATTTTATATACTTGTATAATACCAGTTTGTAACATAACTGGTATTTTTTTATATAATAAAGTAGTAGGGTTATTTTGATTAAAAATAAAATGCTTTGAGTGGGTTACTTGCGTGAAGAGCGTACCACACAAATATTAAGAGTAGTGTCTTCTTTTATTATCGTATAACTTTGCTATCTTTTTTGAATAGGGTGCTAAAATGTACCCTTTTTACATATTTACATAAAATAAAAAGGAGGTAATTTAGTGTTATATAAGGGTAAAGATTATTCTGATAATGAAATATTAGAAATATTAAATAATAAAGATAATGACATATTGACATATAAAGAAAAATTAGATGGTGCAGAGGCAAAAATTAAAACTTTTGAAAGTGACATATCTACAAAAGATAACACAATCAATGAACTAAAAATTAAAAATTATGATTTATTAACTAAAGTAACCGTTGGAGTTCCACAAGAACCTCAACAACAAGAAACAAAAATCATATCAATTAATGATTTGATGTAAAATATAAAACTAAGGAGTGATTTAATTGGCAAGCAATGTTGATATTACTAATTTAGTTGCTAGTATGGGTTCTACTGATTTACACACTAGGATAGGTACGGCAACAGAACAAAATATTGGAAATATTGGTACAACTATATTAAACTATAGTGTTGTAAAGAATGAATTTTTAAATGTCCTAGTAAATAAAATTTGTGGACAAATATTCATGAATAAGGTTTATACTAATCCCTTATCATTTTTTGAAAAAGAACCAGTTCCATATGGTTCAACATTAGAATCTGTATTTACAGATTTAATTCAATCTAAGAATTTTAATGAAAATTTTGGAACTAATGATGTTTCATCATTAATAGGTGTAGAAACACCACCATCAAAAACAGAATATTATTCAAAGAACTTTGCAAAGAAATACAAAATATCCGTTTCTGACCTACAGTTAAGAACTGCATTTTTAAATCCAAATGGATTACAAAACTTAATTAATCAGGTTCTAACAGTTCCTACAAATTCAAGAAACTTTGACGACTTCCAATTAATGAAAGGTTTATTAGCAAATGCAAGTACAAAAGAAGTAACTTTAGCAACAACATATAAAACTGCAAATGATGATGTAAAAGCTAAAATGCTTACTAAACAAACAAGAGCAATAGTAGATAGATTTGGAATGATGTCTAAAATATTTAACATTCAAGGTGTATACACATTTACAAACTCTCAAAATATTGTTATTATCACAACACCTGAAGTTTCAGCAAATCTTGACGTAGAATTACTTGCAACTGCATTTAATATGGAAAAGGCTGAAATGGGTAGAAGAATAGTAAAGATTGACTCTTTCCAAAAATACAATGCAACAACTAAAGCATATGAGGCAGACGCAAATGTTGAATTAATGGTAATAGATGAAGATTATATTCAATTCAGAAGAACACTACAAGTTTCTGAAAGCTTTAGAAATCCTGATAAGTTAACAACAAATGTATTTACTCATAATCAGGGTATTGGTGCTATTTGTGGATTTGTAAATGCAGTAAAAATACTAAACTCTGCAAGGGCATAATTAAAATAAAGGTGCATTAATATGCACTTTTTTATTAATTATAAAAAGGAGGTATTAAATTGGAAACAAGAGTTGTGTTGTGTAGTGTACCTGAATTAGATGTAAATCATAATCATACTTATATCTTTGAAAATAAAGATAAACAACTTCAATTTTTTAATTCTAAAGCAACAATGTCTTTTAATGATGTATTATATCAAAAAGATAATGATAGCATAAAGATTGATGTAACCTATGGTAACACTCGTTTAATGGCTAGTAATTATCTTTATTACATTAACCCTGATGATAGTGTAATACATTATTGCTTTATATTAAACAAAAAATATATCAACGAAAACACCACACAATTATTCTTAAAATTAGATGTAATGCAAACATATTTAATTAATGTTGATTATTATCTAAATAGTTGTTTTATTGAAAGGCAACATATGAACCCTACATTTTCAAGTGGTAAACCTGACTTAGATGTGTTGAACCGTCCTGAAGATATAGAATGTGGTGAATATATAGTTAGGAACGTAACTAATTTATACAACTTTACAGATAAGGGTGGTTATATAGTTGCCAGTACAGACAAACTTTCAAAAAGAGGTAATAACACTGGTGTAGGTGACCCTGACCCTGAACCTGAACCACCAAAACCACAACCTACAGTGGACGGAAATGCTATTGTTAATTCTGCTAGAAAACTTATCGGTAAACCTTATACGTGGGGTGGAAATTATCCACCACTTGGTGAAAGTGCCGGAACTGATTGTAGTGGTTTATGTCAGTGGGCATACAACGACAATGGTATAAGAATCCCACGAACAACTTATGACCAAATTAATGTTGGTAATCAGGTTGATGGTGGTTCACTTCAACCGGGCGACTTAATATTCATGAATTTTTCTGCCCCTAATACACCGGAACACGTGATTATGTTTGCACATTATAATGACAACGGAACTTTTACGGCTATAGAGGCAAGGGATATTGGAACATACATTAGTGAGTATACATGGTATTGGCAAAGTGATTTTGTAGCAAAAAGATATATTAATTTAAACAGTGGTGGTTCTACAACATTTAATGGTGGTGTATCTGCTAAAATTTTCAGGTTCTTGAAAGGCTTTGAAGCATTTAGTGCATATGTATATTACGATAGTGGTGGTGTTGCAACACAAGGATATGGAACAACACAAAATGTACCTGAATGGAATGAACTTCCTGAACCTTGTAGTGAACAACAAGCAAGCGAGGCAATGTTTAAAACAATGAAGAGATTTGCAAATAACTTATATACCCAAATGAAAAACGACGGTGCAAGAAATATTAAACAAAATCAATTCGACGCATTTCTATCCCTATCATACAATTGTGGATTATATGGTGCAACAAGTAGTCCAATGTATAGTAAATTTATTGCAAATCCTAACGACAGTTCTATTGCAACTGATTGGAAAAATTATTATATCAGTGACGCCAGTGGAACAGTATTACAAGGTTTAATTGCAAGAAGAACACAAGAGGCAAACATTTATACTAATAATAGTTATGAATATAGAACCATTGCAATAGTTGGTGGTGGTGCTATATCAGATAACAATGGTAACGGACATATCCCAAGTGGCTGCATAGGAAGTGTTTAGGAGGTGATTGTGTGGGTAAAATAGCAACAACTGATGGTGACAATACTATTTTTAGAAATATTCCTACTGGATTATATTATTACTATATACCGGCAGACGCAAAAGGAATTATGAACTATGGACAATATTTGGGGAACAATCCGAGTATATTAAGTGTTACTTATAGTCCTTTTGCAGATAATGACGTAGTAACATATACAGAAGTTGATTATGACAATGAAAGATTTAAAGATAGTAATAATACAGTTTGTAAATGTCTTAGAATAGTAGATATACAAGCCGTAAATAAAACTATATTTAGTGAGGGTACTGCAATAGGTATTAGAACTAAAGGCGATATTACTGGAAATTATGATATGAAATTAGAAACATATCCATATAGATATTACATTTTAACTGACTACATGAATGAACCTTTATTAATAAAACCACAACTAATAGATAATCAAAATAGATTAGAGGTTAAAATTAAAACCTCACCAGTTAGTGGAAAATATAGAATGTCTGTAACTGGTTACAAAGGCGATACAACTGGTAAATTAGAGGGTGTAAATTGTAATCTTACTTACAATTTACCATGTTGTAGTTCTGCATATTCAGAATTCTATGCACTTAATGGAAATAGTTTCAATCAGGGAATAACTAATAGTTTGATTGAAAATGATGTAAGTTTAAAACAAAATACTGCAACAGTAAACTTAAAAAATTCACAAAATATGCAGAGTAATTCTCTTAACAATGTAACTGGATTATTAGGAATGTTACTTAGTGGTATTACCGGAAATATTGGAGGTTTAATTGGTGGTGCCGGTGGACTAGCAAACAATGCATTAAACAGATACCAAACACAACAAACTACAAATTTGAATTTAAACCAATTAAATGAAAGTGGTAAAGTAAAAGAAAATGAAATTATATCCATGAAAAATGCTAAAGTAAATGACTTAATTAATTCTCCGGCTTCATTAAAAACTGCCGGAAATGATGCAGTATATAATATGATGATAAATGACAGAAAAATTGATTTAATAGAATATAGTATTACCGACCCTTACATGGAAAGGATAGATAATCATTTTAAAAGATATGGATATTCATACAATGATTGGGATACTCCAAATATAAGAACAAGAAAATATTATAATTATATAAAAACAAGTGTTTGCAATATAGCAAGTACAAGTATGATACCATTAGAATATTTAGAAGAAATAAAAGATATTTTTAATTCAGGAATAACTTTTTGGCATAAAGATAGAGGTGCAAGAATTTTAAATTACAATGTGAAAAATGAGGTGGTAAAGTAAAATGAGTAAAGCAAATCAAATATTATTAGAACGTGCTAATGATTTAACTTTTATTAAATATTTTACACAATTCTTTAATTTATCACTTAATATTTTTAAGTGGGAAGACACTGGTGAAATAGAAAGTAGATTTATTGAAAGAACTTTAATAGAAAATGGTTATTGTTTTGTTTATTCTGACCCTGATTATGGATTAGTTTGTATGCCTTGTACATTAGTTGGATTAAATATTTATAATGAACCTACGCAAATTCAAATTACCTCACCTTTAATAAGTAAAACATTAAATGCTAGTGATGGAGTATTAATTTATAATAATTATACAAAAACTGGATTAATGCCAATAATTATAAACTATGTAGACAGATTAACAGAAATAGAAACAACAATTAACACTAATATATATCTACAAAAAATTCCATATATATTTTTAGCAGATAAAAAAACAGAAAAATCAATTCGGGAAGTAGCTAGTCAAGTAACAAACAATGAACCGGTAATAGTTGTAAAAGCTACTTTAGCAGAAAATTTACAAAATATAACTTTAAATACTAACTTTGTTGCAGATAAGTTACTTAAATTAAAACAACAAATAGAAAATGAGTTTCTAACATTTATAGGATTAAATAACAATTCTCAAGCAGATAAAAAGGAAAGAATGTTAGTTGATGAAATTAACGTAAATAATGATTACATTAATAGGAATGTAGACATACTTTACAATGCAAGAGAATTAGCATGTGAAAAAATTAATGAAAAGTTTGGTGTTAATTGGAAAGTTGTAAGGCAGAATAATATGAGTGAAAGTTTATATAAAGAAGTAGATAGTGATGGAGGTGAAGCAAATGGCTAAATCCACTATTGAACTTAGATTTTTAAAAGGATATATGTTTAAGTTTGATTATGATTATTATATGAAAGGATTGGTAAACGACGAGATTTATCAGCAAAAGAAAAAAGAGTTTGAAAGTAAATTCTTAAATCATTATATGTTTGATGAAATTTGTGTAGATACTCCCGATATGTTTTTTTATATGTTAAAAGATTATTTAGATAATTCATTTAAAACTTATAATGAATTATATAAAACCGAGTTAGAAGTTGAAAGACAAAACATTAATTTTTTGTTAAATAAGGATTTAACAGAAACAAATACTTCAACAGTTGAATCAACCTTTGATAATACTACAACATCTTCAGGAAAAAATAGTTCTGAAACCGAGGGTGTTGCACAAGAAGAATTCTTAGACACTCCTAGAACTGAATTACAAAATAAAAAGTATACTACTTCTATTAATTTAAATAGAAATCATGCTACATCGTCAACAAACGGTAATAGTGAGGGTAAAAACAGTGGTAAAACTAAGAATACTGCAAACAATACATTAATCAGTAGAGGTAACATAGGTATAACAAGTTCAGCAGAACTGCTACAAAAGTGGCGTGACGTTATACAAGATTTAGATAAACAACTTATAGACGGAGCATACGACTTATTTATGCAAGTGTTATAATATTTAAGTAGGAGGTAATTATATGTTAAATGAATTTTTGAATATATATGAAAGTGGTTTAAGAGATGCAAATGCAAGTTTAACTATTCCTGAAGCAATTCATAGGATTGTAGAAAAAATTAATTTATTAATAAAACATTTTAATTTATTAGAAGATAATGTTAATGGTTCCATTGATGACTTTAGTGAGAAAATTGAATACTATTTGAATAATGGAATGATTGATGAAGTAAGCAAAAAACTTGACCAATTTGTAAAAGATGGTACACTAGCTACAATAATAAACGAACAAGTATTTACAGATATTAACAATCAAATAACTAACATTAAGTCAGATATATCAGCATTTAAAGAATTATATAATACTAACAAAACCAATACTGATAATGCAATTACTGCAAACACTAATGCAATAACTCAAAACGGAACAAAAATCCAAAAAAACACTGATGAAATTAATAAGGTTAGTGCTTGGGTAACAACTGTCGAAAGTAAAGTTACTGAAATTAAAAACGACTATAGTACAATACAGATTGTTTACCCATCTACTTCAGGAGTAGTACAAAAATATGTTTTACATGATGATAAGATGGCAAAGATAAAGAAATATTATATTGATTGTTACGCAACTGCTAAACAGTGGCAACAAGCGTGGGAAGATATTAATAATACTTCAAACAATAATAATGGTAGTTTTTGGATACCTTTTTATTGGTCATTAACTAGCAAAAATGTTATTGACGCAACAATGACTTTAAGAAAACTTAACAAGTGGGTATGGCAATCTCTTGGATATAGTAAAGTTGGTATTTATGGAATAGGTAACATAAACGATACTGGTTGCTATGTTTATGTAGAAAATAAAAAACCTGATGAACAAACCATAGAACTTACTTTTACTTTATGTATTACTGAAACTTATCAATAAGAGAGGTGATAAAAATGTCAGATTTAAACAACTTATATAATAACCTTACTAATTTTTATAATGTAAATGATGAAAATTTTAAGGAATTTATGGCAAAATTTTATGAAGACGTGTTAATGAATCACAGAGATATTGAATTTGTAAAAGAGCATATGCCTGAAGAGATTGGAAAAAAAGTTGAAAAATATTTTACAGATGGTAATTTTAATGCAAATCAATTACAAATAAAAACAATGATAATATTAGGTAGTTATAAAACACGACCTACATCAGGAGTAACTGCCGGTGCAGTAATTTATGATACTACATTAAATAAACCTATTTACTGGAACGGTAGCAAGTGGTGCGACTTTACTGGTAAACCAGTTTAAGGTTAAATTTAAAAGGATAAATGTGGTGATAAATATGGAAGATATTTTAAACGCTATTAGCACAGTTGGTTTCCCTATTTCAATGTGTGGTGCATTTGGTTATGTATTAGTAGTAATAATTAAGAAACTATTAGCACAAATAGACGCGTTTGGTACAAGTTTAGACAAATTCAATAGCACTTTAATAAGCATGGATAAAAGATTAGAAGAGATAGAAAACGATATAAAAAATAAATAAATTGTTTCACGTGAAACACAATAAAAAATGTTTCACGTGAAACAATCTTATATGAGGTGAATTTATGTATTATGATTATGATAAAATAAGTAGCTATAATGCAACTTTTAACATGATAATTACTAATAGGGGATATGGTAAAACATATGGTGCTAAAAAAAGAGCAATAAATAAGTTTCTTAAAAAGGGTGAACAATTTATTTATGTTAGAAGATATAAATCAGAATTAAAAAAGGTAAAAGATAAGTTTTTTGAAAAAGTGAAAAATGAGTTTCCTGAATGTGAATTCGAGGTAAAAGGATATAATGTATATATTAATAAAAATCTTGCAGGTTATTTGGTTCCATTATCTACTTCACTTTCAGAAAAATCAAACGAGTATCCAAATGTTACTACAATTATATTTGATGAATTTTTGATAGATAAAGCATATATACGATATTTGGATAATGAAGTCGAAACACTTCTTGACTTAGTTTATACAGTACAACGTGAAAGAGAGAATGTAAGAGTTTACTTATTAGGGAACAATGTAACTACGGTAAATCCATATTTTGAATATTTCAATTTAAATCCTAATCCAAATGAGAGATTTTCATTGTATCAGAATGGAGAATTAGTAGTTAGCTATGAAACTTCTAACGAGTTCATTAATAAAATGAAAAATACAAAGTTTGGTAAATTGGTAAGTGGTACCAATTACGAAGAGTTTGCAATTGAGAATAAATCTCAAAGAGATAATAGGAGCTTTGTTTCTAAATTACCAATTAGTAAATGTCACCCACTGTTTAGTTTAACATTAGATGGCAAAACAGTTTTTGTGTACTGGATGGCTGATTTATTTTATTTTTCTAATCATGGTACAATCATGTCAAACTATGTATTAGATGGTGGCTCACATAGTGAAAACATGATACTATTAACCTCTAAAGAACCAATGTTAAAAGGTTTAGTGAAAGCATTTAGTCAAGGGAAATGTAGGTTCCAAACACAAAGTTTAAAAGAGTTAAGCTTGGAGATATTTAAAAAGATAGGTTTTAATTATTAAAACCTATCTTTTTATTTTACATTATTTTTTCTTTTATTGTTTTGAATTGCCTCCATAAAGTTTGTCTTGAAACACCAGTTAATTCTTCCATTTCACTCATTGATAATCCATGTAATTTATAAAGACATAATGTTTTTTCTTTTGGTGTAAGTTCTGTAAAAACAGATATTTCTTTATAAAAATCTTCCTTACCTACATTTTCATATGCGTTTAAATCATTGTTAAATTCATCTTTAGTTATTAATTCACTTTCATTATAAGTAAATAAATCTATTTTTCTTATATTTTTTCTTAACCTCTCACGTAATGCACCGGCACAATATTTACAATTAGTAATAATAAAAGTTCGTTCTTTTGAAAGTGAATCATCATAATTATCGTAATTCTTTAAAAAGAATATTATCACTTCACTTGTAAAATCATCAACATCATAATTTTTATATAATATTTTATTTTTTTCTTTATTATATTCATTCCTTGCAATACCACAAATAAATCCATAATTTTTATTTATAAATTCTCTAATTTTCATAAATCCCTATCCCCTTTTATTTAAAATATATTCTTTCAGTTATTTTATATGGTTGCTCAATCATGCAACTACCGTGTTTTACTATTTTCATCTTGTTTGACTTTATTAATCCCGGAATTGGTTTAGTACATTCTTTATCATAGAAATAATATACAGTTCCGTCATAAGTATTTTTCTTATATTCTTCAATTTGTTTATTGTCAAGTTTACAAATAGCAAAAACATCAATATTGTTAACTTGTTTCATTATGTTATCAGTTAAACCACAACATTTAATTATCCATTCATCTGTTTCCTTATCTTTTTCAGCATACCTTTTTGCACCAAGGTATTTAAAATCATTGAATTTTAATTCATTTGCCCAAGCACCAAACTTAGTGTCATGTATTTCTATTCCTTTTACAGTGTTACCATAAAGATGAATACTATCAGTGTCACAATACATGAACACTTTATAGTTACAGTTTATACCTTTTACTAATTTTTCCTTTGAATAAGAAGTTATAAATGTTGCCATTGGTAAATATATTGTTTCACTTATTATATCATTGTGAGTGTGTGCAACTTGAAAAATTCCATCATCTACTTGAATATATGTTATTTCATTTACACCACACATGCCAAACTTACCGTATAAACCATTTAACCTAAGTTTCGCTAAACTTCTACCGGCTCCTTTTTGTGTCTTTTTTATTTCACTCCAAAAATCAATATAAGATTTAAATAGATTGTATGCTCCATGAAAACCTACATGACCACCTAACTCGTATGATTTTACGTCATAACACTCAAAAAGTAAGTCTAAAAGTACATTTGTTAATCTTAATTTTATTGTAACTCTTTTACCATCTACTATATTATTTGGTTGTACTTCAACACCATTAAAGCTTGGATTATCTTTAATCTGTAACCATGCCATTTTATTTGGTTTAACATCTAATGCATAAATTGTTATCTCTTGTATATAAAGAGGGTAATTCTTTTTATAAGTTTTACTCATTTCTATATATGGTTTTTCGCAATAGTTCCCTTTTCCATAAGGAAGTAAGCAATCTTTCATTCTTGAGGGATAAAGGCTATTTACATCATATACACGACCCTCTCTATTTTTTCGCTTTGAGAACTTTGCAACATTTTCTTTGTGAACTGTACATAATCCACCAAAATAACTCTGTCGTTCCCAAGCGTCTTGAAAATAGCTTTCAGTAGGATATAAACCAAGAAATACATTTTGTGCCATTTCATCATGGTCTTTGTTTATATCTTTACTGTAAAATTTAGTTTTTAATAACAAATAGTTTTCAACTTGGTTATATACTTCTTTATTATCAAATGGTGGTTTTTTATTTATAAAATCATATAGCAACATTGATTTATAATCATGAAGAGATTGACCTGAATTAGTTAATCTTGTGAACTTAAATGTTTTTCCTGATAAAGTTAATCCATCTATTTTTAATGCTTTTACTAAATAAGATAAACCAAAAACGTCGTCATAAATATACTTTTTCTCTTCAGTATTTAACACATCATTTGGTGTTCTTATTTTCTCATAATCTAAACCATCTTTACCTAAGTCAAGTCCTAAGAAATCTTTACAACATTTTTTTAAACTATATGGAACTAATTTATAAGTATCATAAAAGTTTATTGTAGTTGTATCACTCATTAGAGTTAATTTATAAAACACTCCATCTTTCATGGTAATATCATATTGAAATGGTTTCATTACTTTACTTTTACCATTGTAAGCATAGTTAAGTTCTTTCCTTGTTTTTTCAAATCTATCATATTTTTTAAGAGTATAATACTCTTGCTCTTTTGCATTATTTCCATATTGTTCAATGTAATTTATTATTATTGGTTTCATATCATATCCACAGTTGTGAGCATATAAATTTACAACTTTACAAGGTAATGATAATAGCGTATTTAAACATTCAGTAACGTCATTAAAGTTATAACATACGTTATTCTGAATGTCACAACTCATGAAACTTAAAGAATATGTGTACATTTCTTGTTTTGATTCATCAGTAGGACACGCCTCTATATCAAAAGCAAAATTACATTCATCATCAAAAAGTGTTTGTAATTGGTTTTCAAAAAAGTATTTTCCAATTCTTTCGTGACAATACTCTAGTAACTTGTTTAGATTTTCCGTTTTAACTCACCTCATCATTCTTACCATAATTAATCAAATTATTCATAACTTGGTTATAAGCTTTAAACTTATATGCCGTTGGCTCTTCAGAATTTTCATACTTTTCTTTAATCTTATTTAAAGCTTGTTTAATTACAAGTTCTTTTTTAAGTCCTGATAAGCTATTAAAATAATCCATTAGTGTTTCTATATCTTTTTCTGAAAGCTCGTCGAATAGTTGACCTTTTAAATACTCGTTCTCGAACCAATCTGTGGCACCTTTGTTTTCAATAAACCAGTTTTCAAAATTTTTAACTGTCATTCCTTTAGTTAATTCTTTCATGTACTGTAAATGCTCTTTCCTTGCGTCATTATCTGAAAAATGTAATCTTTTAAATGATTTGTGAGCGAGTATAAGATTATCATTGTAATTGTCAAAAGTCTTGTTTCTTCCCATATATGTTATTGGTTTTCCAGTAATGTAATTCCAATCTTTAACAGTAAAATCATATTTTTTACGTACTATACTGCTTACTATATCAACTCTTTCATTAAATAGTTTTATCTGTTGTTTAATAGCTCTATTTAGTTTTTTAGTTTGTTGATTATATATTTGTTCTTCATGTTGTCTGTTTGATATTGATTTTAAAAGTTTATTTTGTAATGTTTTAAATTGTTTTTGTGTGATACCATTACTTAGATATTTTGGTACTCTTAGTCCAAACTCTTTAAGTTTTCTAATGAAGTAATTTGTATCTTTTTTACCTCCGGTAAATTCTCTGTTAGATATAGATGCTTTTTGCCTTTTTAAATTCATAAACCCTTTTCCCCCAAATAAAATTTATTTTAAATAATTATCATATCTTTCCATTTGTTGTCTTTCAACACATTTTCTTGTTTGTTCTTGTTGCCTTAGTTTACTGAGATAAGTTTCCATTTCAGGTGATAACCTTTCATATATAAAGAACTCATACATACAAATTTGCCCACCTGATAACCTCCAAATACCTTTATATGTTCCGGTTTCTTTATCCCAAACTTTGTAATATCTTGCTTTTTTCTTACCTCCTGAATGAACACCATTTCTTGCCATTACATTAACCCCCTTATATAATTATGTTAGATTAAATCTAACTATGTACTGGGAGTTTAAAACTCCCTATTTTACATAAACATATTAACAAATTTTGTTAATACACCTAGTAGTGTTAAATAAATTATTAATTCTATTATTGTACCGGCAATAGAAGTTGTGTGCTCTATCTCTTTACTAATATATTCATTGTCATTGATTTTTGTTATTCTCTTCATAAATTACACCACCTAACTTTTTCATCTACTTCATATTCAATTATTCCAAAATTATTATCTTTATCCCATCTCATATGCCTTAAATATTTTCTTGCATTTTCTTCACTTGAAAATACACCCCATGTAATTTTATCTCCACAGTTTCTGTATTCATTTAATATATAAACTTTCATTAAATATCATTCTCCTTTTCATAATCTCGTATTATTTCAAGAATGTTTATTATATGACAATGAAAATTTGTAGTATTATATTTACAATTTTTACATAATTTACTTTTACAACAATTGATATAAAACACCTCTGAAATTAAATCTGATAAAGATTTTTCTTTTTTATCCATAATAACCTCCTATTAATTATTACTATACCAATTATCATATATTACTTTTTCTTTTAATAGTTCCTGAATTAAACAATCTTTGCAGTAAAGTTTACCATTAAACCAATACATTTTACCTTTGTATGAACTTGGTTTCTTGCAGTTTGTACAAGTAGCGTATTTATCTAATTCCTCGTTTGTAATCTCAATATCAATACCATAATTATTTTTCATAATTTTCATTCTCCTTTTCACTGTTTTTTATTATATTAATTATATCTGTTAAATAACAGTTAGAGTGTGGATTATAAAACGGACATTCATCACAACATCTACCTTTACAACAATCTTTTATCAATAAATTAATTAAAAAATTTTTCATTTTATTTACCTCCTAATATTTATTGTTGTACAAATACTGGATTATTAAAATTATTATCTAACCAGAATTCATATTCATCTATGGTGTTTATTGTGTGTCTAACTCTTGTAATTAGATTACTACGGTCAGCGTTTAATTTTGGTTTACCAAATATATCGTATACATATTCATATGTGTATATGTCACCGTAAATTTTGTTTTGTGCTTGTACTGGACTTGAACCAATAATAAATAATGCTGCTAAGATACTAATTAATATCTTTTTCATATTATCACCTCTTAATATCAAATATTACATTAGAAAAATCAGATACAAATTTAACTCCGGTTTCAGTTACAAATAAACCCTCGTATTGGTTATTACCTAAATGAGTAACATATAAGCATTGTACTTTTTCACCTTTTAATATTAATACTCCGTTTGCATTGGTAATGTTTTTAGTTGTGATACCTATCATAAAATCACCTCTTTATTTGTTCAATTACTCTTATTAATAAATTATTTTTGTTTTTGTTTATATATTCATATGTGTATACATATAATTCACTTAAAACAGTAGAAGTATTAAAATATTTTACATCACCTTTAAATAATAATTTATCCCTTAATTTTTGATTCACATAAACCATTTTTATAATTTATATTTAATTATTGTTTTTTTAATTTGTTCCTCGTTACAATACATTAATTCACTAAATGGACAATGATTACAATCAAAATGACCACAACGAAAATTTTTCATATCTCTTTTTTTAAATTCTTCTATCATATCTCTTATATATGGTGGACATTTTCCATCTTTATATTTCTTAATCATTTTTTCTAATTTTGAATTAATCATTTTCATTCCCCTTTTTATTAATTACTCTTATTAATAATGTAGTTTTTTCTTTGTCAATGTATTCATAACTTAATGCGTCCATATTCCATATAACATTATTAAATTCAAAAAATTTTGTATAGTTATTAAATAATAATTCATCTCCTGAATATATCATTGTTTTATCAGGTTTTTTCCTAAAAATCACATCAATAACTTTTAATAGTTTCATGTTTACACCTCTTTATTATCAGGAGGGATAACCCTCCATTATTATTTTTCATTTTCAATTAAATAATTTATTATATTTTTACTTGCGTCATGTACCATATAACTTTCATGCCATGATGGATTAAACATCACATATTTATTACCTAGGCTATTATTCATGTAAGCATTGAATGATTTTAAACTATAAAATTTTCTAATAACATTTTTATCTAAACAATATTTTCGATATTTTTCATAGTAACTATCAAATCTTTCGTCATCTGTATTTACTAACTTATCTAATGTAAGTATTATATTTCTTTTTAAGTTCTTTATTTCTTTTTCAGCATATAGTTTATATTGATTGTAAACATATTTCATTGAAATACCTAATTGAGTTCTATAATCAACTCCGTATAATTTAACTATTTTTCTTGTAATTCTGTGAGCGTTTTGCATTAATGATTTTTTATTCATATTTATAACCCCTTTTTATATATCTTTATCTTATATTATTATTATATCATTTTGGTAACAAAATAGTACTGTTTTTTGAAAAGTTTTTTGAAAAAAGTTTCGACATATTTTTGTAGTTAATTTTTGAGTTAATTTTTGTATTTATTTTTGTGTTCTGTTTTTAGTGTATTGCTCTGTGGTATGTGTATATTTTGTCGAATTGAATACACGAACGATAGCCATTTAAAACACGTATATTTAATGTTTAAATTGGGGGAATGTTCGTAAAACAAGTTTACCAGTAAGGACATTTTTT